CGCTAGATTAAGTTACACATACAAGCCCCTTGCCGCCTCGTCAGGGCGGCAATTTAACGACGGGCTTGCTTAATTCTTGATTAGAGCTTGATTAGTTTACTTCGTAGTCACCGATGCTGTTTTCTTCCGTTCTGACTTCCCAGCACTCGCAGGTGTCCTCCGGGTCAGTGAAGTCGGCACGGTTCGGAGAATTGCCGTTGAAGCATACCCAGGTGTAGCCCTCATGCCAGCGGCAGGTGCAGCAGGTTCTTTCAGGTTCCATTATCCTGTGTTCCTTTCGTCACGGTTCTAGCAGTGTGTGGCAAATCGGACAGGCGTGCGGTTCCCAATCTGTCCTGTACCCGCATACCGGGCACTCATACCAGCCGTATGGAAACACACCGGTAGCGTCATAGAATTCACGCTGCCATTTAAGTGGTTTCGGCAGTGGGGTGCCGATCGCTTTCGCAAATTGGGTGGCCCGCATAGCAGTTGCAATGGCATCCCTTGCAGGTTTCAAAGAATCGTGTTCTTCCTTTTTCTCGGAGTTATCTGTCTTATCCTCCATGTCGGCCACCTTCATAAAAACGATTCATCGTTTCGCGGTACACTTTGTAGCACTCCGGGCACAGATCTCCGATTCCATGGATGTTTCTCATTTCAAGCGCCCAACCATCCAATGCTTTCTGGTCAAACACACCATCGTCGAACCGTTCCGCGAACACCTGCTTTCTGCACCGGTTGCAGATAAACATTGCTCCGTTCTGTCTCATGGTACTGTCTCCAACTTTCCAACTTCAAAATCTTCAAGGTTCGGGTGCAACTTCTTCCTCTCGATCCCGAACTTTGCCCTTGCTCAGTGCCAGAGGACCACGTTTGACGAATGGGCCAGATATGTTGTTCCGTTAATTTTGACCTGTAACTGGTCGCCTTCATAATCGTTCCAGCTATCCACCTTGCCCTCAATTACGGTTCCATCCGGCATTTTAATCTGTGCCTGCGAATATTCGTAGGTCAAATCAATTACCTGCTTGTTGCATCCCGTCATCAGCAAAACGCTTGCCGCCGCAGATGCTCCCACCATAAAAATCTTTCTCATTTCTTTGCCTCCTGCTTTTCATTGAGTTTTACTACCGGCTGCGGCTGGTCGCTGCGGTTCAGCGGCTTATCAAAGCACACATTCCATGGATCGCCCTCCGGCTTGTCATGCCATGCCAAGGCGTGGCGAATGACAAGCCATACCTGTTCTGCCCGGTACGGAATCTCCATCAGGTCGGAGATTGGGGCAGGGAGAACGTACCGGCGATATAGGTTATCCAGTCCATCCTGCATATCGTTCCGGCGGTGGATTGAAACCGTGAAAGCGTTGTCCCGCTGTTCCTTTGTCTTGAACTCATTATGTTTGGCATCGGAATAGAACTTTGCCATGCACAGATCATCGGCTACATCCCAGAACTGGCCCATATGTAAGCGCAAGTACCACTCGCAGGCCGCTTGCACAGCCTCGGCCACCGGGCGGCTCATGGTCAGCGTGATGGTCTCGATTTCGGTAGGTGCGTCATTTTTCTTCACCATAGTGCGGATCCTTTGCCCCCGGCCAGTGACGGCGCTGGCTGCGCTCAAACTTCCGGGCCATCGCTGCTGTCTGAATAGCTTCCACGGCCAGGGCAACAGCCCGGTCGTATACGCCTTTCGTGGAGATCTGCGGATTGTTGGAGTAAACACCTATCCACATAGCGTTAAGTTCCCGGCACAGACCGTTCATTTCCTGCACAGCTTCCACGACTTCTTCTTGGATGATTCCTGCGCCCTCATGCGGCCCTGCAAACATCCGAAACTTCTTGTTTGCAGCGGCCAGCTCAATTTTAACCAGCCGCTTCACGTCATTTTTCACTGCATCCATGGTCAACCCTCCGTCCGGCTCTTGATCTCAGCCAGCAGATCATCCAGCGGAACATTTGCAAGAGAAAACCCGGCCTCGCCTTCGTCCTCAACAGAGACCAAGAGTGCAGAGGAAAAGCACAAAACGGGGCGAACACCATCGGAGTTGTAGTACCAGTGGTTGCCGACGGAGCCATCGGTGTAGACGTACCAGACGTAGCTGTTATCGTAGGTGTACGGAGAGCAATTCGGCGTGCCGTAAGGCGTTGCCAACCACCACGGCTCATCTACTTTCGGGATCAGTCTCCAATATTTTCCGTACCCGCGCAGGGTCAACAGACCAATCCTTACTTCAAAGATCCCGTATTCGTTCTGGCCGGTCATATCCTGAAGGTCGATTCTGAGCGGAATGAATGTACTCAGCGGAGTGCCGTTCTTTGTAAACTCTGCCAGGCAGTTACCCAGGTATGGCATAATCTCGCTCCGGCGCAGATCGTTGGGGTATTCCGGGTCGTCGCCGTCGCGGAACGGCATTCTCGTCCAAATGTCCTTTGCCAGTACCAGACAGCCGTGTTCGTCTGCATCCAGCTTCACAAACTCCTTGCCCAGCGCCCTGAAGATGCCGCCAATTTTCACGTCGCCCAGAGTTACGCTTTTCAAAATCTTACTCATCGTTATTCCTCCACTAAAACCACATTGGCCCAGCTGGTTTCGTATGTTTTCCCGTCAATCGTGACTTTCACGATACGATCATTGTGTACAAATGAACTTACCTTGTCTGCCCTTCCTTTGTCCAGCAAAGTGCCATCCGGCAGATAAACATATACCGTCTTGACCGGATTTTCGCCGATTGTTGCATCCTTGACAGCTTCGCACCCGGTCAGTGTAGCGCACAGTGCAGCAGTCAAGGTGGTCAAAGCCAGCAGTTTCACAGCCTTACGCATCCTCTTTGTCCTCCTGCTCGCTCAAGTCCTCTACATCGGCAACATCCTTTGTCTTTTTCACCATATCTGCAAGCTCACGCAACCCAGACTTTGCCAAAGGTTCCAGCTTTACAGGAAGTACCGCACCGCGCACCACCATACCGTCTTTGATAACATAGTAGCGGCTACCACTTGCCATCTTTCGGGCGCAGTATTTGAAATATCCGCTCTTTCGGATCTCGTCCGCCACCGGCATGATCTGCTTTGCATCCACAAAGCCAACCGTTCCCGAAATAGGTTCGATCATCGGGATCAGTTCGCATCCGCAGTACCGAATGCAAATTCTTCCGGTCACACAGTCCATTTCCCCATCTACCGTGTCGTCTAAATCCATTCCTTCGATGTGATGGAAGTCATCCGGGCAGTCATTATCAAACTCGATGTCTGCCCATTCCTTTTTGCTGATGCCCAGGAGGGTTGCCAACTCACTTTCATTTTGTGCCTTCGGAAATCCGGTCAGCGGGAAGATTGCCGTTTTGGTTCCAATGTACAAATCATAGGTTCTGCAATCGTCATAGAACACTTTGTAGAGTTTACAGTACCCATCTGCCTTAATGAGCTTTGCGATTGCTGCCAGCTTCATTTGCTTCTCCTTTCAATTTCGATAGCCTGAACTTCAAACTTTTCGTACTCCGGGTAATAATTCTCGGCCTGCTCCTTGGCTTTTTCAACAGCCTGTTCGGCGCTGTCCGCATCCAGCCGGTACGGCAGCCAACCCGGCCACCCACCAGCACCGGTCGCTTTCAGCAAAATGTAGTACCTCTGCATCGGTGTGTTCTCCTTTCAGTTTTGGGCAATCCCGGAGTTGAACCGGGCCGGGCCTGTTCCCATGCTCACAAAAAAGGCCGCCGCAGCGGGCGGCCTGTGTCAGGAGTTGTGCGACCTTATTTTCAAAATTTTCTTTGCTTCCTCTGCGTGGAGAAGGACGCTGTCCCGGCAGGTCATACCCGGTTCTTGCAGCTCATAGAGTTTGCACTCTTTCGTGCATCCCTTACTGCCTTTTCGGGCCTGCTCATTACACGTTATAAATCGTGCGGACAGAATCCGTGTCAGCGTTTCATTGTCCATCATGCCACCAGATAAAGCCAAAGGAACTTAATCAGTGCGGCAGGCACAAAGAAAATCAGTGCCGCCCACAGTGCCACAGCTGCCAAAACCATCAGAACACCCAGTGTTTTCACAAATCCGTCCATTGCTTTTTCTCCTTTTAAGTTCAATTCTTGCCCAAGCTGCAAGGTCTTTCCAGTTTTCAGATTCCCGGTGACATGGAGTATCGCTGGCGCGTTTATCAACTGCTTCTGCAAGTTTTTCAACGCACAAGTCAGGCAACTCCTCAATGTGTGATTCAAAAAACATAGCTATGACATCCAACGGGGCACCCGCAGCAGCAATAGCCAAAACTTCTGCGTCATTTTTCTTGTCTCCGTGCGTTTGGAGCTTGCCCCACATCACTTCGCTGCCTCCTGGATGATCCAGACCCGGTGCGTTCCATAGCCTTGCCAGCTCAGTGCATCTTCGTGGCTTCCAGAAACGGCTATGTCCAAGTGTTTTCCCTGGATTCCCGCTCCTTTGTCCTGAACGATCCGCACTCCTACATCCTCAATATAGAGGACGGTCCCGAACGGAAAAACGTCCGGGTCAGCCGCCACCGTCACGTCAGCTTCTACCGGTGCACCGCTGGACGTGATTCCTGTTCCCGTTCCGCAGATGTGCTCTCGCTTTTCGGTGCAGTAGGCCGTGCAGAGAAAATCGCCAGCATCCTCAACTAGCAATTTTCCATCCAGTCGGTCCCGTGCTTTCAGAGAATCCCGCAGGGTATCGGCGTACTCTGCAATCTCTTTCGACACGCCCTCCCAGTCCTCATACCGGGACTTGTAAATGTCCCGCTGACATTCCAGATCATCAATCCGGTGATAAAGCACGCCGGTCTGTATGCCTGCAATCATGACCGCCACCAGAGCGATTTTCCCCACATCAATTTTCATATTCTTTCCTTTCCGGGAAGTGTTTCTTTGTAACGGCAATCGGAAATTCTTCAATTTCCGATGCCCACCGAGCAGTCCCGGTGCCGTATGTAGTTTCCCAGACCAGTGGGAAACCGCCGATTCCGTCAAACAAACTTCCCAACTTTGCGCCATCGCCCATGTATGACTTCATTTTTTGGGCAATCCAGAACCACTGCGGCAGGGCAATGGAATTTCCAAGCGCCTTGTACCGCGGGCTGTCCGCTGGCTTATGCTTTTTCCCTTTGGTGTCCGTCCATTCCCCAATGTCTGTCCATCCGTCCGGGTAGCCTTGAAGCCGTTCACACTCTGTTGGTGTCAGTCTGCGGACAATCCATCTTGTTCTCTGCCCAGCAAGTACCGCCTGCTGGTTCCCGCCGGCCGTTTCTCTGGACGGGAGTGCAGGAAACGCACCATCTTCGCCGTATACCCGCCGTGCCTGCGTGTCCCATGGATTCAGGCAGCCGGAGTATTCGATTGCCACAGCCTGCGCATCGTGCATGGTGTCCAGCGTCCCGGATTTTTCCTTACTGGCGTAGGCGTGGGCCTGTCCATTGCCGATGCCGTAGCTTGTGACCTGCCCCGGCACTGCCACGAGCGGCGTATTTCCCCCACCTGTTCCCCAACTGTCGTAGCCCGTTGGGGAACAGGTGGGGGCTTCCTTGTACCGTGCGTCCTGCGCATGGTTTTCAAAAACAACAGGCTTGTCTGCCGGGTGATCCGTAATCATTGAGATCGGAAGAGCACACGTCTGAACTC